GACATCATCAAGCCCGTCGCGGATGGAACCGGCGCAGTCGCGACGGCAATCAAGCAAATCGGCGACCTGCAGAATGCCGCGGCTCGGGCGGCGAAGGAACAGAAAGCCGCGGGCGGTTCGGCTGCAGCGGGCGGGGCAATCACCGGGTCCAAGACTGCCGGGCAGGATGCCGCAAAGTTCAGGCTTCCGGAAATCAAAAAGGCTGCGGAGGATTCCTTCAGGCTGATCGCTGACGGCCTGCAGCGCGAATCCGCGGCCTACGATCAAGCGCTTGAAGATCGGCGAATCTCGATCGCCGAATGGTACGCGGAGAAATCGCTTCTCGCGGAGCAGGATTTCGACAACAGCCGCGCGCAGCTTCAGCGGGAGCGCGACGCGCAGGCTGCGCACCTTGCCGAACTTGCCGCGCTGGCGTCGCGAACCACCGACTCTGATGATCGCGCCAAGACCGAAAAGGAGATCCAGCAAACCAAGGAATCGGTCGCGAAGATCGATGCCGACCTGATCATCCTTGAGCGCGATCGCGCCTCCCAGCTTGCCAAGCTTGCCGGCGATGCCGCGGCGAAGGAGCGCGAATATCAGCGGGCGATCGGCGACACCCGAACCGCTTTGCTTCGTGCGCAGGGGCAGGAACTCGAAGCGCGCCTGTCCGAAATCAAGCGGGCATATGACGAGGCCCGGAATCAATTCGCGAATGACCCGAATGCGCTGGACATCGTTGACAAGCTTTTCAACACCGAAAGGGCGCGGGCGAAGTTCGATGATCTTCAGCGGCAGTTCGACGAGATCATCGCCCGGTCCCGCGCGCGCGCCGATGAACTGAACAACCTTGTCCAAGTCGGCGGATTAAGCGGCGATACCGCGCAGGCGCAGTCAAGCGCAGACCGGCAGCGCACGGTCGCTGAATTGCAATCAGTGACGGCCGCGATGAATGATCTTGCGGTTGCGACGAACAATCCGGCGATCGTTCAAGGAGCGCAAGCCGCCGGCCTTGCGCTTCAGTCGATGGCGATCGAAAGCGCAACCGGATGGGAAGCGGCAGCGATCACGCTGCGGTCATCGCTGCAGAACATGAGCGACGATCTTGCTGGATTCGTCACCAATACTGCCGTGCAAAGCTTCGCCGGCATGTTCGAGGATTTGGTAAGCGGGTCGAAATCGGCGAAGGATGCCATGCTCGATATGGTGCGCGGATTCGCCGCAAGCTTGGCGCGAATGGCAGCGCAAGCGCTTGCAACGTGGGCGATCCTGCAGGTCATCCCCGAACCGTATCGAAGCGCGATCGGCGGGCTTTTGAAAGTCACCGCATCAGTGAATCATGGAGGCGGGGTCGTTGGAGCATCGGGCGGTCGCCGGCAAGTGTCGCCGCTGATCTTCGCCGCCGCGCCGCGCTACCATGAGGGCGGCATCGCCGGGCTTCAGCCGAACGAAGTGCCTGCAATCCTGCAGAAAGGCGAGGAAGTTCTGGCGAAGAATGACCCGCGCAACGTCCAGAACGGCGGCGCAGCGGCGGCAGGGGGCGGCGGAACGCGGATCATCAACGTGATCGATCCGTCGCTGGTGTCGGATTATTTGACGACAAGCGCTGGCGAAAAGACGATCCTGAATATTCTTCAGCGGAATTCAGGCGCAGTTCGACAAACGCTTGCATAAAGGGGAATCAATTGGCCTACAAAATCGGAACAATCACCAACGCGAACGGGCAGACGGCTTACAAAAATCTGCTCTATCTTATCCGCCTTTTATGCGGCGGATTTGGCGACATCGGGACGGTCGGCGGAAGCCGGGTCGGAACCGGGACGCTCGATAACTTCGAGGCGTCGCCGCTTTCCGTCACCGAAACTTGGACGCTGACTTGCACGGCCGCCGCTGCCAATGGCGGAACCTTCAGCGTGACCGGATCGGTATCGGGCGCGCAGGCAAGCGCTACCGTTGGAACCCCTTATTCAAACACCTTCGTCAGCTTCACGATCAGCGATGGCGCGACCGACTTTCAGGTCGGCGATTCCTTCACTGTTCCGGTCACGCAGGGGCAACTCGCTGCCGATGGGGCTGAATGTGAAATCATGCGCTACACCACCGGGAGCGGCGATCACGAATTGATAATGAAGGCGCCCGGCCTTTCCGGAACCGAGGAAATCTTCATCGGCATCAAGACCTACCAAAGCATTCCGGGCGATTATTACAATTACGCGATTGGGACCTTTACTGGATACGTTGCGCAGAACCCCTTCGAGGCTCAGCCGAACGCGAAAATCCAAGGATGCCCAGCGCATAATAATGCGATCACCTATTTCATCATCGTGAACGGGCAGCGGATCGCCGCTTGCCTGAAGGTAGGAACCCCGGTCTATGAGCATTTCTACGCAGGGAAAATTCTCCCATACGCGAAGCCGGGCGAATATCCATATCCGATGCTCAATGCCGCGATGCTGCGCACTGCCGCAGCGACCCGATTCAGCGACACATTCCAGCAATTCCCGTATCACGGATATGACCTTAATTCAAGCTATAACGCGATGATGCTGCGCGACCCCGGTTCGGTTTATCAATATGTTTGGGCGCATCCTTGGTGCGGGCGTAATACAGATGGCGGAAACTGGATTTTGCATTCAAATACGAACGCAATGGTCCCAGTTGGCGCCAACTATCAGCTTGAACCCATAATCCTTGGGTCGCGGTCGATCCTTTCTATTTGGGGTGAAATCGACGGAATTTATACGATTTCAGGATTCAATAACGGCGTCGAAAACGTCATGCAAATCGGCGGATCATCGACCATCGATCAAACTGGAATGACCGTGCTTGAGGCGGTCGATGCGATCCGCGCAGTTGGCGGTCGTGCATTGGTTGTCCTGCAAAACGTCAACCGAACAACTTTCCGCGATTATGTCGCGATGGAGATGAACTGATGGCGCATGTTTCTGGAACCGCGAACAGCTTCGCAGACCTTAAAACTTCTTTCGAGAATGCCTGCGTCGCGAATGGCTGGACCCTTGCTGATGGCATTCTCTACAAGGGGAATATCTACATAAAATTCACCGCAGCGACCGCGTATCTGCGGATGGATTGCGGCACCGGGAAAAGCGGGTCATCGCTTACCGGCGGGCATACCCACGGCGTGATGATGCACAGTCCGACGCAGAATCCGATTACCTTCCCGGTCAATTACGAGGCGCATATCTTCACCGACCCGGACGAGGTTTATTTGGTGATGAATTACAACACCGAATATTATCAGCATCTAAATTTCGGCCAATCTGATGTCCCGGGCATCACCGGGTCTGGCATCTGGTTTACCGGATTTGCGAGGTCTGACTTGAATATCACGAGTTCCACCGGCCACTTGGTTTACATGGCAATAGCCGCAAGTTCTGGTGGAACTACCTCTTATGACGGTAGCGATTGCGGGCTTTTCACGAATGGCGGCGCAGGGTCATATTTATCAAGTTTTCTGCATTGCACTCTGGACGGAATTACGTCTTGGCGCCTGCAATCTCAATCAGTTTCAACGTCAGTGCTTGGGGCTTTTAATTGGGCTTCGCCATTTATGTTTTCGCTCCCGAATGATTTCAATAGCGGGAATGTATTGATCCCGGTCCGCGCGTTGATCGGGCGAAGTTCAAACACTTCGTCAATCGCTGCGCAGATGAAAAATGCGCGATATGTTCGCCTCGACAACCTTAATTCTGGCGACATAATCACTTTCGGAACAGATCAATGGAAGGTGTATCCGTGGCATCGGCGCAACGCCGCGCAGCGTAACGGGCTTCCGTGGAACACTGGCGCGTCCCATACCGGAACCTGCGGGTTTGCATTTAGATACACCGGGGTCTAATCATGGTAGGGATTGTCGGATCGGATTTTTCCGCTGTCGATTATGGAACGACACCCGACGTGATTTCTGGCGATCTTGATTCTTATTCTCCGGTTGAATTTTTGCCTGAAGAATATCTGCTCGAAAATGACCCGGGCTACCAGAATCGATTGTGGGGCGGTTATTCAGACTATCGAATTTCAACACCGAATAAATGGGGCATCGCTGGAAACAAGCGAGAATCTTTCCTCGATGATTACTATTTCCGGATTCACGTTACCCCGTCATTCATCGATGCCGGCAACCTTGTCAGCCAGCAGGAAGTCGAGGTCAAGGTCTGGAATGCTTTCCTTACGCCTGAAACGCTGAATCAGCTTTCAGCGACCGGCGCGGAAGGGATCAGCGTGGTTCAGCCGGCGACCCCACCGATGACCTTCACCCCGCTTATCGAGCACACCTATATTTTCCAGATTGGAACGGACGGGCCATCGACGATCGATGCTCAATTCCTTTTCGATTTCGTGTCTGATGATTATCCGGTCCAGATTATCGGAAGCCGCGTGACGCCTTGGTTATGGCGCCCTGATTGGTCTGCGCCGATGATCGAGCGCCTCGATTGGCTGACTAATCTTTTGCCCGCCTATGATGGGACGGAACAGCGCGTCAGGCTCAGGGAATTCCCGCGGCGGACGCTTGAATTCGCCTTTTCTGCAACCGGCAAAATGCGCAGGCTTTTCGATTCCGCGGTTTACGATTGGGGCGCGCGACAATGGGCTGTCCCGTTTTGGCCTGATGGGCTTCCGCTTTCTGCGCCGATTTCGATCGGCGCGACCAGCGTCGCGGTTGACACCACGACGCGCGATTATCACGTTGGCGGCTTGCTGATGCTGCTGTCCGATTCTGGCGATGCATACGAGGTCGCCGAGATTTCCGCGGTCGCTGCAGGGACCGTGTCGCTTGCGCGGCCGCTGGGGCTTCAATGGCCGGCAGCGACGACGATGGTTTATCCTGCGCGAGTCGCATCGCTTCCGGATTCGCATGGCTTCAGCAGGTTCACCCACGATGCGGTTTTCGGGGTCGCGCGAATGCAGTTCGAAGATTCAAGCGATTGGCCTGAAGCGATCCCGACCGACACCTATCGCGGGCACCCGGTTTTGACCGAGCGCCCGAACTGGATCGAAGATGTCAGTCAGGAATTCGCGCGGATGATGCGCGAGGTTGATTTTGCGACCGGCGTTCGGCTGCGCTTCGATCAGACCGGGAACCCGGAGATTATTCAGAACCACCGATGGTTTCTCGATGGGCGCGAAGCCATTTCAGAATTCAGGTCATGGGCCTATTCGCGCGCTGGAAAATTCGCTGGGATATGGGTGCCGACATGGGCTGACGACCTGATCGTCACGCAGATCATCGGATCAGCGGTCGCGGCGATCACCGTCGAAAATATCGGATACGCAAGCCGGATCGGCGCAGGGATTCACCGCAATGACATCAGGATCATTTTGAAGACCGGGGAGGTTTTCTATCGCAGGATCGTCAGCGCTGCCGAAGATAGCGTGACCGAGGAAACGCTTACGCTTGATTCCACGCTTGGGATCACCGTCAACCCGGCCGACATTTCAGAGATCAACTACATGGCATTCATGCGGCTGGATGGCGACGGGGTTGAGCTTTCGTGGTTCAGCGGCGAATTCGCTGAATGCGCGCACAACATGAGGGCGATCAAGCATGACGTATAACGCAAAGGAAAGCGGGCTTCAGACCGGGAATCCGGTCGAATTCTACGAGTTCCAATCCGGCGTCGATTACTATCGATACACATCAGCCGATTCCGATTTGTCAGAACCGGAGGGCGTCTATTCCGCCATCCCGATCAGCCGAACCGCAGTCGAAGCCACCGCAGAAAAAGCGCGATCAGGCATCAAGGTTTCGGTCCCAGCGAACGCAGAGATCGCTTCGATTTTCAACCCGATGCCGCCGAACAATGTCGTCGTTTTGACGATCTATCGCCGGCACCGGAATGATGTCGATGACGAGTCGATAATTGTCTGGAAGGGGCGCGTTCTGAACGTCGCATGGAACGGGCAGATTGCCGATCTAAGCTGCGAAAGCCTTTATACATCGATCAAGCGGCCGGGCCTGCGGCGGCTCTATCAGCGGCAATGCCCGCATGTCCTGTATTCGCCGCAATGCGGGGTCCAAAAAACAGTGCATTCATTCAGCGCAACGGTCAACGAAGTCACCGGAACGGTCATCGGCCTTTCGACCCTTTCGGTCGGCGACGGATATTTGGGCGGCGGCTATCTTGAATGGGATCGCGGCGGCGGCATCACCGAGCGCCGCGCGATTCAATCGAACGTTGGCGTCGATGTCACGATAAATTTTCCGATCATCGGAATGCCAGTCGGCGCGCTGGTCCGGATTTGGCCCGGGTGCGACCATACGCTTTCGACCTGCAATTCTAAATTTTCGAACGCAGACAACTTCGGCGGCTTTCCACATATCCCGCAGAAAAACCCGTTCGCCGGAACCCCGATCTATTGAAAGGCATGCAAAGTGGACCCATTCACCGCGATCCTTGTTCTTGTTGCATCCGCGCTCCTGAGCATCGCGCTGGCGCCTAAGCCGCCCGCGCCTAAGCCTGCAGCGCTTGACGATTTCGACGCGCCTGTCGCGCAAGAGGGGCGCCCGATTCCTGTCGTTTTCGGAACGGTGACGATCACCGGATCGAACGTCCTTTGGTATGGGGATTTGCGCACGACCCCGATCAAATCGGATGGCGGCAAAAAATGACGATCGTTTATCACCGGCACCTTGGCGCGCTGGGATATTGCAACCGCGGATCGCGGCAGTTTTTCAAGCGGCACAATTTAAGCTGGGCTGATTTCCTTGCGAATGGAATTCCGGCCGATGATCTTTTAGCAACGAACGACGCAATGGCCGAGAACGTCGTTCGCGTCGCAGAATCGGAGCAAGCGCAAGATGGGCAGTAAGAAAAAAGTCACGGTCGGCTATCGGTATTACATGGGCCTGCATTTCGGTCTATGCCACGGGCCTGTCGATCAGGTCCAGCGGATCGATGTCGGCGAGCGCGAAGCGTGGTCCGGAAGCGTCACCGAGAATTCCACCATCGCGATCAGCAAGCCCGATTTGTTTGGCGGCGACAAGAAAGAGGGTGGCATCGTCGGCGGAATGGACATCCTGATGGGCGGCGCGTCGCAGGCGGCGAACGCATATCTTTCGTCAAAGCTTGGGACCCCGATTTCGGCTTTCCGCGGAATCTTGAGCGCGGTTTGGAAGCAAGGACAGGTCAGCGCAAATAACCCCTACGTCAAGCCTTGGGCATTCAAGGTGAAGCGCATCCTTCAGGGCTGGTCCAGCGGCAGCGCATGGTATTCGGCAAAGGCCGAAATCTCTGGCGATATGAATCCCGCGCATATCATCTACCAGTGCTTGACCGACGCATCGTGGGGGATGGGATATCCGACAGCATCGCTTGATGACACGGTTTTCCAGAATGTCGCCGACGCGCTTTATGCCGAGGGGTTCGGTCTTTCGATCATCTGGAATCAGCAGTCATCGATCGAGGATTTCATTCGCGTCGTGCTGGATCATATCGGCGGGGTCCTATACGTCACCGCCGACACGGGGAAATTCGCGATCAAGCTGATTCGCGGCGATTACGTCAAAGCAAACCTGCCGCTTTATGACCCGAGCAACTTGCTTTCCGCAGATGATTATCAGCGGCAAGGATGGGGCGAAACGGTCAACGAAATCACGGTCATCTATCGCAGCATGACGACCAACAAGGA